CAGGGTAGGGCGTAGGACGGGGTTCCCAGGGTAGGGCGTAGGACGGGGTTCCCAGGGTAGGGCGTAGGACGGGGTTCCCAGGGTAGGGCGTAGGACGGGGTTCCCAGGGTAGGGCGTAGGACGGGGTTCCCAGGGTAGGGTGTAGCCTACCCTGGCAGACATGCTAGGCTAGGGACATGAGAGCCGTTTCTACCTCAAGCTGAGAATCTTGACAGGGTATGGCAATACCTAGCAGCGTCTCAGCTTGCGCGATCTTGCCGGCTACCACTTCATAGCTTTTCATAATGGCGTCGACGTTAGGCGCCGTATAGGCGCATCGTTCTACAATCTTTACGAGCTGGCCAGAAAACTCTTGTGCTAGTTCCTGCGCTAGCGCTTGCCGGTTAGCGTGTGACATATCAAGCGCAAGCGTCGACAAGGTCACCGTGCCGGCGCAGAGCACTCTATTGAGACACCGTTGCAAGCGCTTGACATACTCTAGGCCCGTATCATCCAGGATAAGACTCAGGCCTGTCCAGAGTCCTACGGTATAAGGTTCTAGTAAGCGATCGCAGATCTTGCGCAAATCATTATCGTATAGGCGCGCTTGGCCATGGTCGACTAACATAGAAATGTCAAGATCATCGCACAGCTGGGCATACTCGCTTGCTCCAGACTCTCTGATTAACTCGGGTAGCGCGCTTGCGTGTGGTGCGTACAAGCGCGCTATAAGCTGGGAATACTCTACAGTATCATCTCCGCAAGCCTGCACGTGGATTTGTACGTCCATACCTTTCTTTTTGGCGTTTTTTGGCGATTTTGCTATCGCCTTGCACAAGCGGCCGGCCTGATCATAAAAGCGCTGATAGCGTAGCAGGGTATACGCTGCAGCTGCCCTACATGCGTCTGTTTTTGAGCGTATAGCTGGTACAATTTCTGCGATCTTGTCTTGTTGGCATAGCTCCAATACCGGCAAGTCTTCTGAGACGGTATCGCGCATCGCATAGCTTTCTTTGGTTATTGATATCTTGAGCAAGTGCATAGGGATATATCCTTGTAGGGCAGATCTCGCGAGATCTGCCCTATACTGTGTTAACTGTTTAGCCGGGTTAATTGGGACTCAAGCCATACTCTGGCATGTTCAAGGGAGTCGATTTTGTCTTCTTGTACGGGTCCGATGTAGCAGGCAGTAGCCGGTATGCCTACATGGCTTGCAAGGGTACTCTCTACCCATGTTTTGAGTGTATTTTTGTCTGCTGGAAAACCGTAACACGCGCTTATGGGCCCATGCTCTGGCTGTCCTATCTCGAACAAGCGGAAACATATACGCCGACAAAACGCGGCAGACGTAGTCAGCGCCGTATTATGAATAGACCAGACGCTATCAGACGTAAGAAGCGGTATGCACAAGGTGCCAGTAGGGGAATTTTCATAGGCAGACAAGCTATGGTCGACACCATAGAGCGTTACGTTCCGGCCGGCCTGTTTGGCCAGAGAGACGAGCGTTAACGTTGCGGCCGTATTCCAGGCTATATGCTCTGGCGTGATATAGTGGGAATAGGCAAGTGGTAAGACCACAATAATACGGCCTTGTACGCTACTGCGTGCGACGCGTACCGTACGTCGCCATGCAGTAGAGAGTTGCCCTCGTAGTACCCTATGGGGATTGACTCTTGAACCTTGCCGCGTCCAGATCTGTTGACGTTTGACGCTAGACGCTTCTAAGCCGCATGCGTCTAAGTCTTCAGACAAGCGCGCAATACGTTCTACACGTTCGGGTAAATATGGCGCGTCAAAATGCCGACAGTAGCCTACAAAGTCTGATAAAGACTCTGCCCATTTTTTACTAGCCGGTATGCTTATGGCCTGATTTCTAAAAGACGGATTGCGCGTGCTATAGTCAACCCATTGTTGCGGATCTTGCCGGCTATGCGACGCGTCGATTGTATCAAGTGCATGCTCCAGGCTAGAATAGAAGACACACGGATCTTGCTGCATGGCATGTGCTCCTTATTCCATAACCGCGGTGTGCATATCAAGATCCCGCACTACATGCACTTTGCGCAGTTCTTCTGCTTTCCAATCAGCAAAATGGTGGTACCAGGCCTGCTCTGTCGTATAAAGCGGCCGGCCGTTATGATCGCACGTTGTCGCTTTTTCACTATTCAGAGCAATGTCACGCGTTGAAATATCGCGCTTGAATTGGGGAATAGCGCGACAACGTTCTCGTAACATATGGCCATACTGCACAATGCCGGCGTCGAATTGTTCCACTTCCAGATCTGTATCATAGTCACAAGAAATCTGACCTTGACGTAAGCGCGATAACGTTCTCTCATCTAATTGATTTGCGCCAACAAATTGCATATCTGCGCCATGTCCGAACGTATTAGCAGCTGCCATAAAATAGGCGCGTGGGTGTTTCACAACGGCCGGTTGCTCGTAGCGTAGTGGTATATGCCAGCTACTGTTATCGAGCACGGCCGACAGAATAATGAGCATGTTTGCGTCTGCACTGTCTAGCTCATCCAATAGCACTACTCCGCCTTGCTCGTAGGCTGTCACCATAGGTGCCGGCACATATGAAAAGCGGCCGCTATCGCCGACGGGCAATAGCCAACCTTGCAAAATTCCCTCGTCGACGCCAGCACTAAGCGAGACTCTCGTAAAAGGTACGTCAAGGATCTCTGCTAACTTTTCTGCGGCCGTAGTCTTACCGCAACCGGCCGGCCCTACCAGGAATGCCGGCACATTGCATTGTGCCAATTTCAGCAATTCAGGAAAAAACTTAGGTAGTCTGCCTGATACCTCTTTTATGGGCTTATCATTTATCTGGACGCGTACTACATGACCAGACGTGCCGGTTAAGCGTCCCTCGCTTTCCAGACGTTCTATTGTTTGCGTTATGAGCCTATCTGCTGTCGATTGCGCAATAGATTCGACATACTCTGCTGACAGCGCCTGCTCTGGCTTATAGGCTATTTCCTGCAGACCTTGTGCGATCATCTCAATAAGCGCGTTTTTACTGTTCTGTGCCGGCTCTGGCTTAGGCTCTGGCTTGCTTGGGATGATAGGCTCTGGCTCTGGCTCTGGCTCTGGCTCTGGCTCTGGCTTGATATCGATTATAGGGTTCTCGTCGTACCATGGGTTATCCTGCGCTGGTGGATTGGCTAATAGCGCTTGTGCCGGCGCGCTGGCCATAAAATTTTTCCAGAGTATAGGGAGTCTCATTATGTCTTTTTCTCCAGAGATAATGAGATCCACATTGCCCATATTGCCCATAATCGATGCATAGTCGCGGAAAGCTTGGGCCCATGCTTTCGACGTTTTCAGTGTGGCCTGGGTTATTGTGCTACGATCTGATTGCATTGCCTCGTATCCTCACGTGTTAGGCAGTGTTAAAAGAGACCAGGCGCTTAGTCTGTCCACTAGGCGCCTGGTACGGTGTTAGGCCGGTTGTTTTTGGGTTGTGAGATATTTCCAGCCATTGGCATACCCTGCAGGCTGTTGCTCGCTTGTACGTGCGGGGTGACTCACGGGGAGGAAACTAAACACCGCAAGCGCGCCGTAGGGCAGGCTATACATACGAGCATTCCAGAGTGCTACGCGCGTGGTACGATCTTTTTTTCCTGCACTACGCTCTTGCTCGGCTCGTCTGTCGAGTGTCCACACTATCCAAAATTGATGGCCAACTACCTCCGCAATACATTTTTCGCAGGTTAATTCTGATACCGTTTCTGTTGCACGTACGGGCATAAATACTGCGTCGTTACTGCTATACCGTCTTTGATGGCATAGTGGGAAATTTGAAAAAAGCGCGTCATTGGAGCGATCGCTCCAATGTGTGTCGAGTGTCCCAGGGTAGACATTCCAATGTACTTTCAAGCTATTCATTTTGCGTGTTTCCCCATTATTGCTGTGCATATTACGCTATCCTATAGGCTAAAACGTTCTACATTTCACATTACACTACACTACATGTATTATTATTACATGCCAGACAAGACCATGCCAACATTTTTTTACAAGCAATATGGCCATAAGATGATTTTTATGTCGCGCGTATACGTGAGACGGACAGCAGACTCTCAAGTGCTCGGAGCAATACCGTAGGCCAGAGATAAAGCAGGCGCTTAGGTCAAAAAGAACATACAAGGCGACAGGAGGGTTCAAAAAAAAGCAAGCGGCGCTTTCGACGGTTCCTTATTGATAATGGGTTATCATCTCATAGCATGCGCCCGCTGTACTCTGCCCTGGTAAGAGAGTTTTCTTTTAGTCTCATGCCCACTTGTGCAGTATAAAAGCGCGTAGGAACGTGTTTTCAAGCACTTACAGTATGTTACCCCTATGTTATCACTTTGATAACAGTTCCATTGTTATGTTACCCTTGTGCCAAACTTAGTCGGACTGGCTTAGAAAGGTTACATACTCATGAGTCTACACTCTTTGGTATACGCTGTTATATATAGAGTTACCGCTCTATCATCCTATCTTATTGGACTTCGTTATACTCTCACGAAGTTTACATAATTAATGTTATCAGAAGTTGTCTACCAAACGTACGCGCGATACTTCAAGATTCGAGAGAGGGAGGGATATCCCTCCCTCTCTCGATGCCGGCCTAGCTTCGCTTCGCTGGCCATGCTGCACGTTTGCGCAGGAACAGACGCCAGGAATTTGACACCCATAGGGGCTCCACGGCTGGGAGGTTCTAAGGCAAACGCCTCAGCCCCGTCTGAGCGCGCCCCCTGCGTGTACATATAGCGTGAGGGTCCCCTATGGTGTGAGGGTGCTCCATCGCCTATGGCGTGAGGGGGTACGCGGGGGTGCGGGGTTCCCTCCTGGTGGGGGCATGGGGTGACGCGCGGGGGGTGGGGGCTCCAGGCGCCTGGTGGTCGGTGGTCGGGTCTCCTCCGTAGGAATATGGGGATACGCGGGCGGAGGAGAGCGTCCATCTGGGGACACTGAGAAGATAGAGAGAGAAGGGACAGTGTTTTGCGCGAGGTTTTCTGCTGGCATGCCGCGTGAGTTTTTGGTATATAGACCAACTATAGTTGGTCTAGAGCCCTAGAAGTGTGAGAGGGAGAGAGTCCTGGAACAGGGCAAGGCGCCACAGGCACGCGGTACGCGGCTGTCACGGCGCAAGGGGGCAGAGGAATGGGTCTGGGTGTTTCAGCAGCGCTTACGGGTGCTCGCCTGTGATCGTCGGCTCAAGGGGGCACACTGGCGCATACTGGCGTATGTCCTGAGTTGTGCGACGTATGCGCAGGATATCCGGCTCAGGCACCGGGAGATTGCCGAGGCGTTGACGATGGATGCGGCTGATGTCACCAGGCGGCTCCAGGATCTGGCGGTGTTTGGGATTGTCGCCCGGGTGGAGACGCATCGCTATCCGCCGACGTACCGGCTGAACTCGCAGTATATCTACAAGGGGCGTGGCGAGCGCTTAGAGCAGCGCCGGGCCTATCAGGGGAAGGAGCGTCGGCGTGGCTGAGCCAGAACCCGTGCCAGAGCCAGAGCCAGACACCGGGCCGCAGCCCGTCTGGGTGCAGCTCCTTCCTGCCAAACCCAACCAGATGTTCAGCGCGGAGGTGACGCGGGCGGTGGTGTTCTTGCGCTACTCGCAGGCGGTGCCCTGTGCCGAGTGTGGCAAGCGCTCGAAGTATCACTGGACGATGCTGCTGTCGTTTGCGGCGCACAGGATGGCGCCTGGGATGTTCACCCTGGCGGAGTCGGGGCAGGTGCATATACCGCTGGCGCCGGTCTGCCGGGATCACCTGCTCCTTCCAACCGCGCTGCCCCCTGTGCCAGCGAAGCCCAGAGGGAAAAGACGTGCCTGAGCCTGAGGCGTCATTCGATCTGCATCGCTACGTGCAGACGTTGCTCGTGAGCACTGAGCAAGCGCTCAATGCCCTGACCCATCTGCGCCAGGACCTGGACGTGCTGATTGGTCAGACGGCGCTGCAGCGTTCGCACCTGGAGGTGTTGCAAGCGATGCTGGAGAGCCAAGCGAGGAGGAGCCCGTGACGGAAGAGGAAGCCCTGGAGGAGCTGAATCGTTTCATGACGGAGACGTTTCCGCATTATGTGCTGGACGGCCATACGCCGGTCAAGGCGACGGATTTCCTGTCCTTCATGGCGTGGTATGAGCAAGCCGATCGTCACGTCGCCCATGACTTTGGGGAGGGCTGGGAACTCTCGACGGTTTTTCTCGGGGTCGCGGTGCACCATCCCCGTGACATGCAGGATGTGTTGCCGCCGCTGTTTGAGACGGCGTTGTTCGGGGAGGGCGCGGACACGAATGTGCTGGAGCGCTACGACACCTGGGAGGACGCAGAGCATGGGCATGCGCAGTTTCTGCGTGGGTTGACCGTCCCGAAGGAGCCATACACGATGACGCCAAGGATACGCCGTGGACGGGGATGACGCGGGCAAGCAACTCTTCCCGGATGCCGAGTGGTTCGCCCTCTGGCAGACCGGCGCGCTGGCGCGCTTTCTGCCGAAACGAGGCCAGCGCGGGGATCCGGCGCCGGTCCTGGAAGTGCACCATCACGACAAGGACGGCGCGCGGGCCATCGGGCTCATGCTGCTGGCCATCGAGGGCTGGAACGATATCCAGGTGCGGCGCCAGGTCTTGCAGAATATCGGGATCAAATGGGCCACCGAGGGCTGGCAGGTGCTGGCCCTGGTCTTTGCCTCCTGTGCCTGGGCGCGGGCATTTACGCCGGCAGAACGCGCTGCCCGTGGCAACCGTCTGGTAGAGACCTACGACGATAAGCGCGAAGTCATGATGGTGCAGGGCTCGACGCTCGATAACCGCATGGCCTGCGCGCAGGCCGAGATCCTGCGCGACAAAGTCGGACGGGTGCGGGCCACCACGCCGTGGGATGTGCGTCACCAGGGACAGATGTGGCATCTGGACTTTGCGACCCTGGACGTCGCCTGGGAAGCGTATGTGCGCACGGTCCATGCCATGCAGGGCGGCATGCCGGATCTCAGTGAGGTGCACTGCTGATGACGCCAGAACAGGATCTGCGCCAGCACCTGGAAGACGTGGACCGCCTGCGACTGCAGCGCGGCTGGGTCTATAGCTCGCCGCAGCGCTTTGTCCTGACGCACGGGGTGACCGGCGCGCCGCATCCGGTGCCGCCTGGTATGTGGCAAGGCCGACCTCGGTGCTGCTTTGACAACGCCATTACCGTGGCGATGCTCTACGATATCCCGTACATCGAGGGCTACGCCTTGCTGGGGCTGGACGGCCAGACCCTTGCCCTGCACCACGCCTGGAACCTCGACGCGCACGGCCGCGTCATTGACGTCACCTGGCATCCGTATGTCGGGCTGGCGTATCTGGGCGTACAGTTTGCTCCTGAGCGTGCTGACGAGGCCACCTGGAACTTTGATGGGACGATCTTAGAAGACGACAAGCGGCGCTATCCGCTGCTGCGCGAACCCTGGCACGGCGAGCCGCCAGGTGTGGTCTGGCCGCACTCCCCGCGCTTAGACAGGATCCGGCGCATGAAACGGCGCCTGCTTGGGCAGGAGGTGTGCCATGACTGATGCCCCCACCCCTGGCCAGGTCGCGTACGCGGCGTATTGCGAAACCCGTGATCCGTGGTGGCATCCAGACTTCACACTCCTTCCACCAGAAGCGCAACACTGTTGGGAAGTCGCCGCGCAGGCCGTGCTGACGTGGAAGCCGGCGCCTGCCGTGGTCCATAGACTCAGGGCAGGGGTGCCGCTCTGTGGCTTTTCGCGTGAAGCGCCCGTGCATTGGCCAGCGGGCCATCGCTGGAGTGCGTTTCAGGCCGACATCACCTGCCCAACCTGTCAGGAGGTGTCTCATGGCTGACACGGCGGCGTGCCCGTCCTGCCAGGCGAAGCTGGTCGCGCATGTCGCCCTGCCGTGGGGCGACGGGGCGCAGCGCCTTCCTGCGGCGCCGTGGATCTGCTCGCACTGTGCGGCCTTGGGGATAATCGAGCTTGAGACGGGCATGATTACGCTGGTGCCTGACGATGCCTGGAAGCCCGTGCAGGAGCGCAATCCCGTCCTCTGGCAGGATATTGTGCAGGCGCGGGCGCTGATTCTGGCGCAGGGAGGCCCCCATGACGCTTAATGGCCAGGTGCGCGTGCTCACGCCGGACAGCTGGCAGCATACCCATACGTGTTATACGTGCCAGGACGACTTCCACTGCGAGTGGCTGTACTGCAAAGACCAGATCAACCGGAATTGCGTCTCCTGCATCAGGGCCATGCAGCCCGCGCGGGAGGACACACGATGAGACGCCTGCGCTGGTCCCTGGTCCTGCTGGGCTTCACGGCCTGCACGACGTATTGGAGCAAGCCTGGGGTGTCGCCAGAGGACTTTGCGCGGGACAACTACGCCTGCGAGCTGGACGCCAGTCGTGTGGCGCCGGTGTCCGACGTGCAGGCCATCAATGTTTCGGCCAAAGAGCGCCTGCATCGGTCCTGTATGGAGGCCAAGGGCTACCGCAGGCAGTAACCACGGGGAGGAGGAAGGTGCGACATTTTCTGGTTTCGGCGGTGCGCTGTCCGTTGTGCGACAAGGTGCTCAACTGCCACGGCGCCACGGCGCCCACGCCTGGCCCGCAGCCAGGCGATTTGACCCTGTGTGTGGGCTGTGGGGTCTTGCTGACGTTTGGGCTCATGGGCGAACTCCAGGTGTGCACCGACGCCATCCTGGCCTCGCTGACGCCTGAGGAACACCAGGATCTGGCCCGCACGCGCGCTTATGTCCTGGCGCACCCTGAACTCCGCGAGGGCTAGCCATGGACGCGTTCCCTGTCCGCGAGCCCCTCGAGGGAGACCGCCAGATTGAGCAACTGATTCATCCCACCGGGCACTGCTTTGACGATGCCCTGGAGATCCTCGTGCAGCTCCTCACCGAGGAGCACGTGCCCCCAGCAAAGCTCCTGCTGGTGCACGGCATCTGCCTCATGGACGATAACTGCCGCTTTGCCCACGCCTGGGTCGAGCAGGACGGGCAGTGCCTGTTCCTGGGACGGTACCAGGGCGACACCGTCCTCTGCACCGTCGATCGTGCGGACTTCTACCGCCGCCTGCGCGTGCAGGAGCGCACCAAATATACGCCGCAGCAGGCCGCACGGGAAAACGAACGGACCTGTTCCTACGGTCCCTGGAAACCGCGCTACCTGGCCCTCACCCGGCCAGGCGAGGAGGCGCACGGTGACACAGAGCCACTGCATCTGGTGTGATGAGGTGCTGCTGCCCTCCGACACTCGCCACACGTACGCCAACGGGCCCAGCGCGCACCGTGCCTGTGCCCTCAGGCAGGTGGTCGGCTCCGTCGCCCACCTGGAGCGGCGCTGCTCGTGCTACGTACCCGGTGCGACCGAAGGCGACCCGGATGGACTGACCCGGCGTGCCGCCGCCGAAGCCGCGGTGCAGGCGTTCATGCGCCTGGGGCAGGAGGCCCTGGACGACGACTAAGTTGCGCGAGAATCAGTCCTGACGTATCCTGATGCCATCCCCCTATGGACATACGTGTCTCTGGGGGGCCCGCCGATGGACGCCATACAGGATGCACCAGGCCAGGTCAAAATCTACACGCCCACCCCGACGATCGCCCGCTGTATGCGCTCGCCAGCGATTTTTCGGCTGCTCGTCTCGGGCCGTGGCGAGGGCAAATCCTCTGGCTCCCTCATGACCATCGTGACCCACGCGCAGAAACAAGATCCGGCGCGCTGGCCGCTCAAATTTGCCGCCCTCAGAGATACCCGCCGCAACTTAGGTCTGACCACGGCTGCGACGATCAAAGAATGGTTCCCGGAAGGCCTCGCCAGCTTCTGGGTCGGCAAAGACCTGGAGCCTGAATACGCCCAGATTCGGCTCCATCCTGAACAGAATCCGGTCGTCGAATTTTTCTTCTTTGGCTGCGATAACCCCCGCGATTACTCGAAATTCCAGTCGTTTGAGTGCGATGGCGTGTGGATGGAGGAGCCGGCCCCGGCTGCAGATATTTCAGGCGGGATTCCGGGCGACGCGCTGGCGATCGCCGTCACCAGTATGCGCAAAAGCGCCCAGCCGCTGGTTATTATTGCCGAAAATCCCCCGGATGGTTCCGACTGGACGGCGCAGACCTGGAATCTCCCCGGTGCCGAGCCGACCGATTGGGACCTCGAGCGCCAGGAGGCGATTGAGCGCATCCGGGCGCAGTCCGAAGTGTTTATTATCCCCAAAGGCGAAAATTACCACTTAGATCTCAAAACCCCCGGCTACCGCGAGCGCAATCGGGATATGCTGCTGGCGCTGGGGCGCGCCGACCTGGTCGCGCGCCTGGTCGAGGGCAAAGTCGGCAACGTCAAAATTGGCGAGCCGGTGGCGTCCAATTTCCGCGATGAACACCTGGTGGACGCGGTCCCCCCGGTGCAGCGCGGCGAGCGCTTGATTACGTCGTGGGACCCGAAGCACTCGCCGGCCTGTATTCTGTGGCGCGTTCGCCCGGGCGGATTTTGTGATATTATCGCGGCATTTCAGGGCGTCAACATGGGGGTGAAGCAGCTCATCGAAAAGACCATCCGGCCCTGGCTGGCGCTCTACGTCCCGGATGAGGTGACGTTTATCCATACTGGCGACCCGAACACCACGAACGAAGACCAGAGCGACTCGGCCATGAGCGCCGCGCGGGTGATTATCGATCTGATGGGCGGGGAGCAGTGGGTGCCGGGTCCGGTCTCCATCGAAGACCGGCGCTTGCCGATGCACGACGTGCTCAATCGCTATCATAATGGTCGTCCATGGGTTAGAATTGATAGAAGACATAGTAAAGTATTAATTTCTGCCCTACAAGGCGGGTGGCATTATGGTCGAGACCCCACAGGTCGTGTGATAAAGGATCGTTGGGTGAAAAGTCAGGCGTGCGTCGATGCGCACACAGAAATGTTGACGAGCGATGGATGGAAAACGTTTGACGCGATTAGCCCTGGCGACGCCTGTATTGCCTATGATCTTGATGCAGGGGTGCTGACAGATAGCATTATTGAGAAAGTGTTTTCGTATGAAGAGTCGTCGCGTGTTGTGCATTTTAAGAACAACGCTCTTGATATGATTGTGACACCAAATCATAAAGCATTGGTAACATGTAATCAGATGTCACAAGGTGTTTTAAGGTATGCGTCTCCTTTTTTAAAGCCAGTAGAACAGCTGTTAATGAATGACTATGTGGTGCGATCAGCAGAATTTCCTACGCATGAAGAATCGGTGTATACCGATGAATTTGTTCGATTGTGTGCCTGGGTGTTGTCAGAAGGGTATTATGAAACAACCTATGCAGGGTTTCGTCTGTCACAAAGTGCGACGCACAATCCTGTGTATTGTGATTTTATTGATCGGCTTGGAGAGCGTTTTGGGGCGAAGCGTTACAGAAAGAACAAAGACGGTACGCAATACGATTGGGTCTTTCCTGCTGCGATAGGCCATGCAGTGCGGGCGTTGTTTCCTGACAAAGTGTTAACTCCAGCGTTTTGTTTTGCTTTAACGTCACGCCAGCGCTGGATGTTTCTCTATGAGTTTGTGCGTGGCGATGGGGAATGGGCACGTAGCAGCCATGGTCCTGTGCCGGATTGTGCGATGGAAGGAGGCGCTGAGGATTTCTGGCAGCGGGGAGGAGTGCCACGTATTTGGCAAAAAAGCCATGCGAGTATTGACTGCTTGCAATTGCTTGCCACGCTTGCTGGATGTTGTGCGACGCTGCGGAAGGCCCAGAACCGTGAGGGGTGGCGACTGACGTTGCATCGGAACAAGCGCAAGACGTTTGTGCGTGATTTGCAGGTGACACACGAGACGCTTCCGTTCGTCTGGTGTCCACAGACAACGCACAGCACGTGGGTGGCACGGAGAAATGGGTACGTCTTTCTCACTGGCAACAGTGACGTCGGGGAAGCCTTTGCCTACGGCTGCGCCATGCTGACGCGCCGGGAGTTGACCCTGTCTGCGACGGAAAAGTGGCGCCGCAAGGTCTCGCAGATGAACCGCGATCACCGCCTCAGGGTGGTGCATGGGACTGGAGCTTGACATGCATCAGGTGCGTGTCCTTACCTCTGACGATGAACAGAAGGTTGCGGCACAGCCGACGTGCTGGGCACTCTGGCGCGTGGGAGTGCCGTGTCCGAACCAGGCCACCTGGGAGGTGCGCAATACGACCAATCCCGGCTATAGCCGCATGTGTGAGGTCCACAAGGCGGCATTTGCAGAGGCAGAGCCCGCTGCGGCGGTGGAGTATCTGCGTCTGGAGGCGCATCATGTCTGAGCATCTGGATTCGACGTCCCGCGAAACGCTGGTGAACGCCGTCATGGCGACCTGTGAGTATGTCTGCGAGTGGGCGGACGATCCGACCCTGTTCGCGCTGCTGGCGACGCTCGCGCAGCATGCGGTCAACGTGGCGCAGCGTATCCAGTATCTCGGTCAGCCCATGCCGGACGCGTGTATGGCCAACCCGGTGCCGCCGCCGTCGTCCCTCATGGGCGCCAGTTACGGCAACGGACCAGGCTAGGAGGACGGATGCCCCCACGGAAACGACGCACGCGGCGTCCGCCCGAGCATGCGCCAGAACCGGAGCCAGCGCTGCCGGCGTCAGGGCCCGTGCCTGCGCCCACAGCGGTGGACATGCCCCCGGACGTCTCCTGCCTCGATGCGCGTACCGGACAGGCCGTGCACGCCGTGCAGGAAACCGGCTGGGTCTTTTCGCAGCGTCCAGGCGATAGCTGGCGTGACCGTATGCAACTGGTCTGGCGTCCGCATGGGGTGTGTCCGGCGTGCCACAAAGAGCGTATGCTGCTCATCGCTCTGAACGGGGAAGCCGCGATGTGTGATTTGTTGCACGAACGTGATCTGGCGCAGGCGGCTGGCCTCTGTACCTGTGCCTACGCGCCATAGGATGCCTGACTATGCCGATTTCTGACGCGGGCGAACTCACTTCCATACGCTTGAACCGGCGCCAGCGCACGCGCCTGGTCAAGCAGCTACGCGACCACTACGACAAAGGCCTGGCCGGGCGTGGGGACTGGCCGACGCGCCATGATGATCACTACCGGCGGTATCTGGCGGACTGGACGCTGCGCCCCGCGGGGCCCTGGCCGGGCGCGCCCCGGCTGTTTACGAGTCACACGCGCCGGACCATGGAGAAGATTCACGGCGACCTCTGGCGCGCCATCTTCCCTGGATTTGAGTCTCTCGACCTCGACCCCCTCAACGAGCCGGCCCTGGAGCGCTACCAGCGCGTCACGCAGTTGGAGCGCTGGACGCTGCGGCACGCCATCAACGACGCGGACCAGGGCGGCTGGATGCACATCGGCAAGATGGCCCTGTTTGACGCCCTCCTGGACTCGACCGGCTACCTCAAGGTGTATCCGTGGCGCCTGCCCTGGAATGACGCGGTGCCCGATACGATGATACGGATCGACAACGTCGACGAGGGCACGCTGATTATTCCCCCCGGGGCCACCGGCTGTCAGTACCCGAACGCGGAGTATTTTGGCCAGGAACTCTGGGTCCGCTGGGACGATCTGGTGCGCAAGCGCCGGCAGGGCTTCCGGGTCCCGGACCGGGACACGCTCAAGCCAGTCACCCGCACGCTGACAGAGCGCGAGCGCACCGAAGCCGAGCGCGAGGGGCATCAAGTCCCCGAGCCCGCCGAGGAATACAAAGTGGTCGAAATGTACGAGCGCTTTGTGCTCGACGACCCGGACCAGGACCCGGAAGAGGACCTGGTGGTGTCGTGGTATCCCGATGTGGACGACGACGACTGCTTAGGCCGCGTGCTCTCTCTCACCGATTTGTTCCCGAACCAGCCCATCCCCACCCGCCCGTTTTTCTCGGTGACGGTGTGGCCGCAACCGCGCCAGCTCCGCGGTATGGCGGTCCCCGAGCGCTCCAGAACCCCGCAGGACATGCTCAACAGATTGGCTGAGCAAACCATTAACTACGGCGACGTGAGTATCCTGCCGTTTTACTTCTACAACGCCATGCTCACCGGCGAAATCCCGGATCTCCGGCAAGTCATGCCGGGCCAGGGTGTCCCGGTGAATGATGTCGGCGGCGTCACCTTCTCCCCGCGCGCCTCGCTGAACCGTCATTTTATGGAGCAGATGCAGGGCTGGGGCGCGGAAATTGAAGCGGACCTGCACGTCTCTGATATCTCTCTGGGACGCCAACCCACCAGGCCCAATGCCCCGCGCACCATGGGTGGAACGATGCTTTTGCTGCAGCAAAGCCGGGAGGCGTTTAGCGATCTGGTCGAGCATTTAGGCGCACAATATAGTGCGCCGCTGGATTTTCATTGGCGACTTTGGCAATTTTTTATTCCCCCAGGCTTGCGCGTGCCGCTGAAAGCCGTGCGTCCGCGTCAGGCGCCTCGCGCGCTGCCGGCGCATGGGCCGTTGTTCAACGAAGCTGATCCTTTTGGGATGTCTGGTCGCTTGCCCGATGGCGCTGGCAGTGGTATGAATGGGGCGCAGGCGGGGCAGGGCGGGTCTGGAAGCGCTGTCGCAGGGCTCGGCATGGCAGGCATGGAGCTGGGCGGGGCGGGGCAGGGACCGGGAGCGAACGGCATGGCGGGTCCTGGGATGCCTCCCCTGCCACCTGGCGCTGAAAGCCTCTTAGAGCCAGAACAAGACGTAATGCTGGAAGAAGAGGTGACGAAGGAAGACCTTGCCGGGTCCTACGTGCTGCGGTTGACGTTAAATCCTGAGTTGCCATTTGACAGGCAGGTGGTCATGCAACTCGGTGGGCAAATGCTCCCGCTCCTCATCGAACGCTACCCCATAGGCGCGCGTCTCCTCCTCAAGCGCATGTGGGAAATCAACGGTCAGAAAAACTTTAATCAGATATACCCGCCGGCCATCGCGCACTTAGAAACCCAGCTGCGCTTTACGCAGGTCATGCTGCAGCAATTCATGCAGGAACAGCAACTGAAGCAGGCCAAGATGCAGGAGGCCGCGGCGCAGGCCCAGATGCAGGCTGCTGCGAACGCACCGCCGCAGCAGCCGCAAGGGCCGGGTCCTGAGACGCAGGCGATGCTCGAAGCTGGCGAGCAACACCGCGTGCAGCAGCGCGGCCAGCAAGAAGAAATGCGCACAGCCAGGAGTACGGCGCAGGCGATCGCGGCGTTTCAGAAGCTGGCCCAGGACGGACAGGACGCCGACACTGCGACGGCAGCGGAGGGATAGACATGAGCGATGTTGCCACGCTGGCGGAGTTACTCAAGCTTCAGGGCACCTGCGAGGTGCACCAGGCCATCGCCAACGTGGGCGATCTGGGCAGTGAGGAGGCGAGCCAGCAGCTGCACATTGCTATGATGCGGGCGACGATGCGTGCCGGGCAGGTGCTCATGCACGTACTTCTCGGAGATAGCTGGCACTACCTGGTGCAGGCGCGCTACGAATGGCGCCAGCTGGCGCCGGAAGAGTACGATGCCGTGGTGACCCTTGCGGTAGCCGATGCCGAACCCCGTCCGCTGGCACGGGGGACGCTGGAGGCGGTGGTAGAGACGGTGCGCGCGCAGAGGCAGGAGGCTCCGACCCCTGACGGGCGAATGCCGAACGCCCAATCAGGGGTGCGAGAGAATGTGCACTCGCCTGAGTGTACGGCTCCATCATAGGCAAGGACGGGTCCTCGCACAAGCAAGAATCCCAGCAGTCGGCCCAGCGACACGCCTATCTGCTCTTTGATGGCGAGAAGGTCTTTTAGAGTCTCTTTGGGGGCGTGTCGCTGCCCGGCGAAAGGCATGGCATGGCGGAGCGCGATATTGATCTGGCGATGATTGAGCGCCTGGTGCGGACCAGCGCCTGGCGCGAGTACCGCGACCAGGTCCTCCTGGTCGATTTCCGCAGGGTGAGTCAGACCCTGGACAGCGTGCAGGGGGATCATCGCTACTACCAGGGACTGAAAGAGGGCCTCCGGCGCGCCATTGAGCAGCCGTACACGCTGCTTGACTTGCCCTCGCCGCTGAGAGAGCCAGAGGCGCCGGCGCGTCTGCCGGCGCGTGTCGCGGCCCGGGAACAGGACGACACGCCGGCCCAGGGGGGGCGCTCACTGGTGCGGCCCTCGTATCTGGCCTGAGGAGGCAAATGGTGGAACCTGCACCACTGGATGAAACGCATGTGCGCTCTTTGCTGGCGGAATTGCTGGAGCATGGCTACGGGGAACTCTCGATTCGGGTCCATAACCACGTCATTGCCTCCATTGTCCCCATGCCGATTGTGAAACACGCCAGCCAGGCGGACGGGATACACTTGGCGTTGACAGCTCCTGGAGCGCGTGTTACCGTCTCGCGATAAGTACAGTTAATACATACTATTGGGTGGGTACCCTCTACCCCAAAAAACGGATGAGGACTTTCGGGTCCTTGTCCTTTTTTTTGGGATAGAGCTATGGCCGAAGAAGCTTCCGTTGAGTCCGTTGAGAGTGCTGCCCCCGATACCACGGACAACGCAGACCTCTCTGGCGATTCCGGTTACGAGGGCGACGAGCAGTCGTCCGACTCTTCCTCCACGACGCAGACCGCCGAACCTCTCTGGACGCGCCTTGGCTATGACAGCGAGGACGCGCTGGAGAGCACGCATACGCGCTACAAACAGCAGGTAAGCGGGTCCTACACGGAAACCCAACGCCTGCGTGATGAAATTGCCGCTCGTGACCAGCGCCTGAACGATTTTGAACGCATGTATCAGTCGCGCCAGGGCCCCCAGGGTGGGCAACCCCCGGCCGCGGCGAACACGCCGGTCAGTTTTGCGCAGGCGGTGGAAGCGTACTTAAACAGCGACAATGCCACCATCGCGCGTTATGAACAGCAGCTGCACCAGCAGGCAGAAGACCGCGTGCTGTCGACGCTGTCCACGGTGGTGCGACCCGCCCAATACTCCGACATGGTGATCCAGGATTACCCGGATCTCAATGACCCCAAAACCCCCCTGTACCGCCAGCTCTACGAACGTTACGAGGCCGAAGCCGCGCACCCCCGCTTCAAGCTCATGTTTCCCAACGACGATCCAACCGCTGTGCGTGAGGCCTACTCGCCAGACGGCGTCGAGCGCAAGCGCGTCGATATGCGCATTGTCGGCTACCTGGCGCCGCGTATCCAGGCGGACCTGGCCAGGAACGAAGGGCGCAAGGACGAGGCCCGGCGTCGTGGCGCCGCGCAAGGCGGCAACGGCACGAGTCGTAGCGCGGCCAATGATCACGAAACCTCGCCTATGCAGCTGCTCAGCGCCGAAGAACAGCGCGAAATCCGCCAGCAAATTCAGGCCCGGACGCTGCCCGACGACTGGCCCAAAACGGTGGAAGGCGTCGCCAAGAAGTTTGTCGACCGCTGGAAAAAGTCGAGTCCCCAGAAATACCAGTCGCGCCTGGAGATGCATCGCTCCGGCCAACCGATTCGGATCGGCTAGGGCATGGACGACGCCACGGCCCTGGTGCTGGCGGAACGGGACGCTGCCTACGGCGAGCGCAACATGCTGGTGGCGTTTCTGGCGGTGTGTTATCCGGCACATCTGGCGCGCCATCCGGCCGCTGATAGGTTGTGGGATGACGACTGGCGCTGGATTGTCTGTGTGCATACGCCCTATGGCCAGATGACCTGGCATATCCACGATCGCGAGCTGCCGTTCTTTGATCATCTGCCGCGTCTGGCCAATGATTGGGACGAGCATACCACGAGAGAGAAGTACGCGCGCTTGGGGGTGATGATCGCCGCCCTGGCGCCGAAGTCCCCGCGGCTCTCGCAGGAGGGCGCTTGATGGCTACACGCTCGCGTCTGACCGTCTACCAGCGCAACGTTCCGCCCATTGACCGCACGATGGTGCGCTGCAAGGTGTGCTCACAGTACCTGGACATGGACCGGACGCAGAGCCCGGAGGAGTGCCCCACGGTCTACCGCACCACGGGCAGCGTCTACTTTGCCAAGGGCCCAGGCGGGGAACTCGCCCTGGACGTGATCGACAAGACCGTCGAGGGGGTGGTGCCGGCCTACGCGGCATGTCCGTTTTGCGGGAGTCCGCGCTGGCTGGACGGCGCGGCGGGCCCACTCAAGAGGTAGTCATGGCCGTTGTCGCCCGTATCAAGTCCTGGACGATTCGCCGCAAGATGGCGGACGCGTCGTGGATGTGGGACCTGATCAATTTGCAGCGCACGCTGGCGCTCTGCCACGGCTGCGCTACCCAGAAGATGCCCTGGCGCTGGCAGCAAAAGCTGCATTACCAGGAAATGACCCGTTTTCACGGCGATGGGCACTGCGACTACTGTCGCCAGGAGACCGCAGTGAGTCTCTATTACTCGACGGATACGCCGTATTTTGCCCAGATGGATCGTGATCACCAGCTCGCGAACGCGGCGCAGGAACGGGACCGGGCGCTCGTCTTTGACCGGCGCAGAGTGCTCTAGGAGTCGAGATGCCTGACCCTCGGTTTCCCGGCCCACGGACGTTTGCCCTGCCGGAAGGGGTGCCCGTGGCGGGGGAGTATATCGCACCGGCCATGCAGGGGACGCCCTCGCAGACGTTTCGCCTGCCGGCGCCGGCGCAGTTGCCGCCAGGGGGGTACGTGCCTCCAGAAGGCTATACGCCGACGAACCCAGGGATGGCGGTGTCTCCAGGGCCGTATGCCAACGAATTTAAGACATATGCGATTACGGAACCGTGGGCTGAGAAACGGGATGATTGGTCGCCTGAGCAGCATCTTAACTACTGGCTGGGCTGGTATCTCAAGAATTATAACGCGGGGAACCCCGTGCAAAATACGCCCGAGCAACTGATGTACGGGGTCGATTATGCCAGGAGGCAGGGCTATCCTCCCGGCTATACGCAACAACGCGGGCCGATGCCGCCTGATTTTGAAGATGAACTCTTACGTCATCTCGGGTATGCGCGCACGCCCAAGGGTTTTGTGCCGATTCCAGAGGATGCCAAGCCACCGCTTGGCTAGAAGGACGCAGGCACCACTTGCCTGTCTGATACACGTGTTCCAGCGTGGTTCCAATGGAACTCCGGGGGGAGGTTCGGTGGCCGGAGTCGCGCTGGAACACGTCTTATAACAAGGAGCCGTTATGGCCTACGTGCTGAAAGTCTTAGGTCTCCAGAGCGGGGATTTTTTCAGCGATTACTTACTCGATGCGAACTGCGCCGCTGGCGCTGTGGCACTGCGCAACACCGCCGTAGCCTCAGCGGGCGAAGTCGTGGACGCGACGACGACTGGCGCCGTGGATGCGATCGGGCTCTACAGCGATACGGTGGTGTATACGGCGGCTCCCGTGCTTGGGGCGGGGCTGAACAGCCCGTTTGGGTTGCTCGGCGGCAACGAACTGATGGGCGCGTTGGCGCGGATCGTCAACCACCCGCACCAGATTTGCCGCTTCCGGGTTGCTGGTGGGCCCACAGCGGGGATGGCGCTGGCCGCAGATCCTACGGTACCCGCCAATGTCGTGATTAACACTACGGCAGACGCGACCAAACTGATCGTGGCGTCTGCCGCCCTCGGGGCGGTGTCGATGGTGGGCGGGCTCATCAAAGGCAAAACCGGCGCCAACGCCGGCCAGGTGCGCCGGATCGTCACCCACACGACTGGCCCACCGATTGACGAACGGGTCGAGGTGGCGTTTACCAACGCGATTGGCGTGAATGACCAGTTTATCCGTGTGCCCTACTCGAAAGCCATGACCAACGTGCAGCTCACGACGGACCTCACCGAAGCCAACGGCATCATTGCGGCCGGGACGGGCGCGGTGCTCAAGGTGATGAACGTCGTGATTGATGAAGACCAGAACCAGGCGTGGGTCGACGTCATGTTTGCGGACCACTGGCTCAATCAGACGTAATTGACGAGGTTTTGTGAACAAAACGGCGATTCGAGGGTGTTTTTGCCCCTTTTGTTCACAAAACTGTCCGTGTGTGTGCGGTCGCCGTCTTAGTGTCCGGCGCTGATGGTGGCGTACAGCCACCAGACGACGGCGATGACGAGCAGCAGCCTGGGGATGCCTGGGGCATAGGTTTCCAGGCACAGCAGGGCGAGGATGGCCAGTACCAGGGCGATGGGGATGAGGATCATGGCGACTCCTAGCGCGCCAGGCGTTGCCAGATGGCGCTGTGTTCCTTGCGCGAGTGTTCTAACTCCTTCAGTTCTTCAAGCTGGCGCTGGAGTACGGCTTCATGCTCTTTCATCGCACGCTCGCCACGTACTTCGAGGGTATGAAGAAATGTGACGAGGGCGGCGACAGAGAGGGACAGTGCGATGAGACGTCCGATATACCAGGAGAGGGCTCCGTAAAAGTCGAGGCGCTCGCGGGACATGGCAACCTCCTGTATGGGTTGAGGGGGGACGGCTGGGCCCACAGGGATACAGGCCCCACGGCTTACCAGCGGTGATCAGCCGCTACCCAGCCATGTACTTCATTGTACCATGTAGTGTAGTAGAGTACAACAAAACATGGAAAGGAGACGAGACAAACAACCGTATAACGTGTGCAACTTTTTGAAAGGCCAACTTTATGCCGGTTATGGATTTCAATGCCTTTGCGACACTGATTAGCAATAGTCCCTCCTAGAGGAAACTTTAGGATGCGCACCGGGTGAAACGGCGAAAACCTGGCGAGGCAACGTCGTACCAAGCGTGCAGAACGGCATAGAAGTATGCACGTCGGTCTAGAGACTAGGCAGTGAGGAGCCACCCAATACTCTGCCCACGAGCGCCCGGCTTCCTTCCGGCAAGGAAGATGACATAGTCCGAGCTACCGTGACGCGCAATGAGCGGTAGAAGGCGGGGATAAAGAGCCCTGTCGGTAACATAACTGTGACGAGCGCTACAGGGAAGTGATTGATAAGGAGCTTTCTGACCAGCGCGATTACATCCCGCGTTTGTGCACGGTGCGTGACTCAGACCGCGCCACTGAGCGTATCAGTTCGGTTGGCGAGGCGCAGCAATGGGGCGCCTTTACAGGGCAAATTGACTACGACAGATTAACATATGGTCCCCTGGCAGCGTAAGGTGCCAGTGTGCATCGGGTGAAACGACGAACGGCCCATGCCCGGCCAGTAATGGCGCGGAAGGCTAACGCCGTAGGAAGCGCTGGAAACGGCATGAAAGTACCAGCGAACCTCGAACGCATAGGCAGTGACGAGCCAACGAATAACCTGCCCACGAGCGCCCGACACCCTGTAGAGGGTGATAACGTATGCTGACCTCACCAGGAATGGTGAGAAGCTAGGGATAAAAAGCCTTAGCGCTAACAACGTGTTTACGAGCAATATGCCTCTGTAGCCACTCATAGGGAATTTAGTCAGGGTATGCTTATAACTAGAAGGATGTATGAGTCGGACCTAACAGGCATACTGAAGCGTGCTGATAGGTTCCGCAAGATCGTCCGTTCTGGTTTGATTACGCGCCAGACGCATGCGGCGACGATTTTTAACCGGGCCACGTCGATAGATACCACGTTTTGGGAGTCGACCGAGCCCGTGCCGCTGATTTCCCTGGCGCACCAGACGCGCACGCCTGGGGTGTCGGTGGCGACCGGGTTTAGTAATTACCTGGTCGGGGCGTTCTCGCCTACCACGTACCGCGCTGCCCGGATACTCATGCGGCGGTTCAGGAACGACCGTGGGGATTTGACGGACATCGTAGGCGATGAGCTGTGGACGAGCATCGAAAACGAACCGCGGGCGCTCGAAATCCTGCGCACCCCGCGAGGCCTGGATACCGCGTACGGTAACATCAACCCGGAACAAGACACCGCAGAACTGATCATCTGGAATCGCTTGACCAACGTTAATGCGGCGTACCTGGTGAACAAGAGCCTGCGCGAAGAGTCCTGTGTGTGGTGGAACTGGATTGACCGTAATTAACGGTCCAGTCTAAATCGGGTGAAACGGGGAACACCTCTCAGAGGCTATCCCGTAGGAAGCTGAGTGAACGGCATGAGAGTAACTCAGAACCTCTACAGACTAGACGGTGAGCAGCCAAGCAATAACCCGTCCACGAGCGCCCGACACCCTGCAGAGGGTGATGAGATAGTCGGAGCTGCATGGCAACATGCAGAAGGCGGGGATAAAGAGCCCTGTCGGCAACAGCACTGCAATCCTGAATATGAAATGATCCGTGACTTCGAGACTAAGCAACTCAAGTGGTCTGGATACGGCGCATGGTCTGTGCAGGTTATCCCCGAATGGCGCTGGTTGATAGGAATATTACCTTCTTAACTATTATAAATAGTTCTAAAGAAGGAGTGGCTGTACCGGAATGAGGGGCGCCCTATCGCGTTTCTTGCTGTTACAGCTTTTGCAGGCTGGCACAATGTTGCTCATGGTGTGCGAGCCGCCCTTCGAGAGTGGAATGATGTGGTCCTGGGTAAGTTTTTTCACTTTATGACCACAATAGGCGCAGCGATAGCCAAACTGTGCTTTGATTGTTTCCCATTGTGCGGCGGTTAAATCGTTAATGGGTGCATTGGCTTTTGCGGCACGACGACGACCATTATGTTGGGCGACAACATGGGGATGGGTCGCTAGATATATTTTGTTTCTGGCGTTTTCTTTCTCTGGGTTTTCCCAATATTGGGCTCGTTTACGGGCGCAAATCTCGTCAGAGTGTTCGGCATGGTAGGTACGGTCATGAGCGTTGATCTTCTCTTTGTTACGCTCATACTTGGCGGCATCGTAGGCTTTGATTTCCTCGATGTGCCTATCATAGTGGCGGCGTTTATTGGCCTTGCCCTTGGCGCTTTGCTGGTAGCGACGGAAAGTTTCTTTACGACGTGCTGCACGTTCTTCAGGCGTCAATGGGTTTTTGCGTGGTGGCATGTGCTTCTCTCCGCATGAGAGGCTCCGCGTATGTAGTGCAGCAACCTGCGCGGACAGGCTTTCGGGAGCTACCCTAGCTGCACCAGACTAAGTATACCTAAATTATACTTAGTGTTTTGTAACCTATGCGAGTGAAAGTGAACTGGCGACACAGCAGAGTGTTCATCTTACGGTTTTCCATCTTTACACATAGTGTAAAGATGGCATTTCACAGAGAAGGAAAGCCATGAACGCGAGCATCAGCGACGATTCCGGCACGAAAGTGAAAGGCTCGACGGTCTGCAAAGACTGCGGCACGACGACGCTCGGCAAGCGCTACAGCGTTTCTGGGCATGGCTCTGGCAGTAAGCCGG